AATAAAGGTGCGCACATGACTTACGTAAACAAAGGAGATAAAGTATTTACTGCTGAAAAATCAAAATTAATGTTTGATAATGGATTAAACAATATACATTTTTCAAATGGTATTTAAATGCCTAAAATAGAAGTTAATACAACAAATATCGATGTAAGCGGAGTTATTAAAGCAATTGAGAATAAAGCAAATGTAAACGTAAGTATAGAGAAAGGTGTATTAAACGCTGAGGGTTACTACCTATTCAAAGGCAACAAGGAAGACGCTAAGCAATTAGCTCCTATGTTGACAGTATCTCCTAAGTTGTATGGTGCTTTCTTGAAGTCAACTCACCTTACCCACCCAACCGTAGCTGGGGATGACATCTTGCAATCTGGTCAAAGAAAACAAATTGCTGGATTTGAAATCTACCCTGATACACAAATCAGTAACGTAACTGGCGCAACTGCATCGTTGTTCCCTTACATTGCTGGTACAAAAATGGGTATCACATTCGCTAACCAGTTTGACAAAGTTGAAAAACTTCGTGACCCTGATAGCTTTGCTGACATCGTAAGAGCATTGGAATTGTATGGTTATGAAATCATCCACCCTAAATCTCTTATCAAAGGTTTCTGCTCTATATCCTAGTAGCACAACACTTGGGATTGCCTAGCTTCGGCTAGGTATTCTCCCTAATTGATAAGGAGTCGAAATGGCAAAGAATTATTTTTCACTATGTAATGACATACTATCTGAAATGTATTATGAAGAAGCTGATACTTTCGCTGACCTTGATAATACTGTTGAAGGTAGAAGGGTAAAGAGAAAGCTCAACCAACTTAATACCGAGATTACTATTAACGAAAAAGATATATGGACATTTAGAGAACGTACTTTTACTCTCTATCTAATTGATAGTATAAACAAATACCCTATGGTTAATGGTTACATTGAATATATAGTACCTGAGAAATATCCTGCACCTTTGTTATATAATCCTAACTGGAAATACCTACCACGTAACTCACAAGGTAGACCAATCTATTATAGAGTATATAATGAACAGATAGAATTATTCCCAGTTCCTAATAAAACTAATGATGGCTTGGCTCATGAAATTAAATACCTTACCTATAATTGCGCTAAGGATAACAATGGTTGCGATATAGAAGAGATGGTAGCAGAAGACGATGAACCTATCATACCAGAAAGATATAGAGATATTTTAGTGTATGCCGTATGTAAAGATTTACGTGCCGACATTAATGATACCAAATCTCAATTCTTTGATAAGAGACATAAGGAACTATATAGAAGTATGCTGAGTAGTTGTAATCATACTGCTGACTTCCCTAACGGATTAGATATTAACAGCAAGATACCTTCACTACAAGAGTCTATGCTAAGCGTGTTCTATAACCCTAGAGCTGGGAGGTAGTAGTCTTGGGTAGAAGAATTAGATATGATAACCTTACTGGTGGATTAAATACGGTATCATCACTTGGTACAATTAATCAATCTCCAAATAGAACAGAAACTCCAGATTGTCAAAATGTGGAGTACTTCCTTTTAGGCGGTATTAAATCTATGGAGGGTAACACTAAGATAGGTGATACATTGCCAGCTAGAGAGCTGTTGTTGTGGATTCGTCATCGTGGTGTAGTTCTCTTTAATAAAGTTACTTACTAAATGATTAACTACTGGGGAAGCTTCTAGGATTCCCTTATTCTGAGTAACGAACTCGCTGATGCCTTGATTCATTCTGGCTTCACGTACTTGACCTTTACCTGATTGAACTTCTTGGAATAATTTTTCACCTTCCGCTTTCCATTGGTAATAAGCTTTAGGGTCTTTGTTTAATAACTCTTCTGATGTTTTATCTATACCGTTAGGGGTATAATCAACTCCAAAAGTATTACAAAGTTTAATCCATTTCTGTTGAGCCTGATTGTCTATAGATGCTTCTACAGAGTCTAGATAGAAATTAGAGTCATCCTCTATTCCCAATCTATTTCTTAACTCCAATGCTTCCTGTTCTTTAACTTCGTATTCTCTAAGTTTAGTTTCAAGTTGCTCTTGTGTTAATGCTGGAGCAGTTGCTTCTTTGGTCTCTACAACTTCCTCAGTCTTATTTTCGTCAGGAACATTTTCTGTAACTATCTCTGAGTTATTATTTTCTTCCACGACATCAGTCGTTGGAGTTTCTGTTATAACGTCTTGTGTTACTTGTTCTTCTGTTGTTGTTTGCTGTACTATAGTTTCATCCATAAGATTACTCCTTGCCTAGTTGTTCAAACGCAGTATCAAATTCTACTACTCTTGAATCTATTAGAGTTACCAAGTATTTGAATCCATCTAGGAACTCTCTTGACACTAGCTCTCTATTATCCAAAGATAAAATTGAGAACACATGGTCTGCCAATACTTTCTTTAACTCTTCCCATTCTTTTTCTTTACCAACGATAAAGTCCTTGAAGGCTTTAGATTTCTCTAATGTGTTTTTAATCATTTTCTTTTTAGCGAAAGCTTCTTCTTCTGCTAATCTTCTTTGTTCGTCCTCGAACATTTCATCTGTTTCACTCATACAAAAATCCTTTCTTGATTTATTGTGGCAACTGTTCTGGTTGCGCTTGTAATTCTTGTGCCATATCTGGTATGGACTTTTCTATCATACTTTGCATATCACCCACAAATCCATTTTGGTTTTGAGGTTGTACGCCCATCTGTTTAGCTTGTTGTAATATCTTAGAGTTAAGATTCATTAGTTCAAACACTTGGTCAGTGCCTTTGAAGTTAGCTCTGTTCAATATCCATTTTAATAATTCTGATGCTGTCTGTATGTCCATAAGCTGTGCAAGAGATTGGAAGGCTGGAGTTCCAAGGAGAGAGAATAGTTTCTGTATATCAGCTTCTCTTTCAACTTGTGATTGACTACCACCAATTATGAATGTATATCTTCCATTTCTTATCTCGTCATCAATCTTGGCAAATGCCGTAGACCCATCATTATTTGTTATCTTAATTTCTTTATCTTCTGTCTCCATAACTCTTTTAAATAGAGAGTGAGTTTCAACCATTGGTATAATGATTCTGTTTATGAATAGGTTGGCTTCTCTGTTAATCCTCATAGTAGCACCTTGCTGGATGTATGAAGACTCACTAGCAGTCCTTACAGTACCCTCTGTTGACCCTTGGAGGTATTGGCTTATGCCAGTAGAACCTTCCATTGAATCTCTAAAGAACTTTTGAAACTCGAAGTTGCTCATACCTGATGAGAAGTCTACCTTCTGTGGTGGCTGTCCACCTAATGTTGCTGGGTCATATTCTAATGGCTTACCAGCTTCTAATCTTGTATATGATTGGAAAGCCCCTTTAGGCGCAATGAATACTGGGTTAGTATTTAACTCCCAAGCTTTCAAACTTAAATCCATACACATGTTCTCTACTTCGTTTATAATGTATACTGGCTTCAATGGAGACTGTCCACGTCCAGTATCAGGTCTATCAAGGTATGAACCGTATACGATTGGGCATTTAATATATTCACTCTCTTCAAGTCGAGCTAGGTACTTGCCAGCTACAACAACTATAACAACATCCTTAATTACTTTACCAGTAACAGGATGAATGTAGTCCCCTCTGTATTCTAATACCTCCACAGTTTTACCTAAAATCTTTCTATCCTTTGATTTCTTCTCTTCGTGTAAGTCAATAGTTTTAGGAGTATTAGATATTAATGATTCAAGTTCAACTCTTTCTTCCTTAGTGAATTTGAATAATTGATTTGTTAATACATATTGGATAGGAACAAACTCTCTTATAATTTTACCACACATGCACCAGTTGTAGCGTTGTGATTTATCGAAGTATAAATTATGTGGGTCTATTCTTCTAATGTGAACATGAGCGTCTTCTGATTCGTATGAGAATGATTTAGTTGGCTCTCCAGTAAACTCATCTATTACTATGGTTGGCTTCTTGGTAATGTCCTCATCCCAGTGAACAAACAAAGCACCTTCGCCTTTAATAGTCCAATCATCCAATACTGCATCTAAACTATTCTTCAAGTGCATCTTGTTGTAGTCGTATATTAACGAAGCTTTATATGTTGCTGATAAGTTATTACTACGTAAGTCCTGTCCCTCTACATCAAACATTCCTTCATAACTTCCGTATGTTGCTTTACTTATAGCAGACGTATATGTTTTATACTGTTCATATAAACTAGGAATCTTTTTAACATCTTTTTTATTTCTATTGTAATCTGGGAATAGTTCTTTCAACAACGCAACAGTGTCTCTACGTGGTTGCTCTAAGTCATCGTACCATTCGCAGAACTTATTGTTTATATCTTCAACTATCTCAGTTCTTTTTAGTTTTCTTAATTCTTTTTTTGAATCACCATCATTAAGGTATATACCCATTAATCAACTCCATAATCATATTTGCCACCGAAGATGTCCATCATCTTACCTTTGTATTCAGTTACTGTTAAATCCTTTATAGGATAGTATAAACATATTAAGTAACTACATGCGTCTATCGGGTGTCCTAAGTATTTAGCTTTCTCATCAGACCTTAGCTTACCGCTTGATATTCTCTTAGGTCTTGAACCACCCTCTTCTGTCTCTAGTGTATCTATATTATATAGTAACCATTTACATTGAGGATGGATTAATATATTGTGAGAACCGCTTCCATCTTTTATCATAGTGTTCCAGCAGTTGATTCTCCAACCGATATCTGGGTTCTTGTTCATTACCCTTATGTCTACATTAATGAATCCATATTGGGCTAGAGTGTTCTTTAGTATTATGTAATCACTACCTTTAGTAGTATCACTTCTACCAGATGCGTCTCCATTTATAATTATAGCATGGTTCTTATACTTTGTCAATAGCTCCGCAACTAATCCTGCACAAAATTCTGTAGTTGTATGTTGTTGTACAATCTCATGTAGGTAGTAAACCTTGCCATCATAGTGTTGTGCGATGTACCAGCACATAGGGTCTTTGTTAAAGTCACAAGTTAAATGGATAGGAAATGATGGATTAATCTTAATAGTGTCTTGAACTTGTTTATTAAATTCAAATCCCTTGGTTACTAATCCTATTGTGCTATCTACATCTTCACCCAATACATTTATCCTATAGTATTCTTCTGAGTATGATTTCTTTAACGTATCAACGAATCCATCAGGAAGGAATCTGTTATCAGTGGTAGGTGCGAGTATTCTTCTAAAGTTTTCTTCTGGGTCTTTAACAAACCTCTCGTATATCCAACCCCTGCTCTTCTCTGGGTTTGTATGTCCAAAGAGTCTATATCTAAACCCATTGCCCCATGAAGGGTCTGGTGCTTGTCTAAGACGTGATAACAACATATTAAAAGTAGACTCAGGAGTATCACTCATCTCCTCAATCTCTACGAACCCTAGGTTCAATGATTTAATCTTATCTGGTTCTTCTAGGTGACGGAATAGAATCTCGCTACCATTGTATAAAGTTATTTTATTCTGAGACTTGTTATGGGTATATCTAATCCCCATCCTTACAAAAGACCAGTTCAGATATAGAATAAATAGTTAGATAGAGCTATTATATATTCTAACCTTTAGTAGAGTTAGAGAATAGATTCTTATCTCCTTTACCTATCCCTAAGAAAGAAAGGTATATATATATATATACCCAAAGAAAGAATAGTCCCTTCCCTAATGGTTCTTAATACTATCATTCCCAACGCTCTGCTTTAGAACCTTGGGGTAGGTGTGCCACTTGGCTATTCAGTTAGTCGGGTTCACCGACTGGGTTAACCCCCAGTGTGAGCCGTCGAATTAGTTCAACCTCACAAAACAGTACCGCTACTGAGTTGCACTTACATTATACCACATATTTTTTAAATGTCAAGGGTTGACAAGTAACTAGTGTTATGCTATACTAGGAGAGTAATAAACAACTAGGAGGCAACGAATAAGTATGATTTTAGAATTAGTAAGAAAAGCTGGAGCATCTGATTTATCTTTAAAGTTTTCATCTACTGGCAATGAGGTTCAATGTGAAGTAGTTGGAAAAAATTTAGAAGTATGGTATAGCTACTCGTCACTAGACTTGATTGATTTATTTAATACAATCAATGACTACATAACATCACCTAGTGAGTTTGCATTAAGACTAGCCGAATCAGTTCCTAACCTAGCAGATATAGTAGACTCTATAGTAGTAGGAGAATAACTGTGGCAGATACCATAAAAGAAAGTTTATATAATGAGTTCGCTTCTTTATCAATTGAATCCAGAGAAGAACTTAGGGAAAGAATAAATGAAATTAAAACACCCAATATCAATCAACAAATTGTTGAAGGTTACTATGCTGAGTATAGGAAGAGCGTTAAAGACTCAGGCGAAGTACCAGCAACTACAATTAAGGTGGTTTCACTAAACGACCTACATGTACCGTATCATAATAAGGTGATGGTAAATAAAGTAATTGACTTCTTAAAAGAAGAACAGCCAGACCAAATTATACTTAAAGGTGATATGGTAGATTTTTATGACCTATCTAGCTTTGATAAGAACCCACTAAGAGAGGGTAAGCTACAAGAGGAATTAGATATACTACAAGCAATACTACGTAAGATTCGTAAGGCTTGCCCAGATGCTAAGATAATTTACATCATGGGTAATCACGAAGACAGACTACGTAGGTACTTGTGGAAGAACGCCAAAGCCCTTCATTCACTAAGAGCTTTAAACTTTGAAGAGTTATTGCAACTAAAGAAATTACGTATAGAACTTGTAGAGAATAGCTACATGGTTAACGGCTTTGAGTTTGCTCATGGTGAAGTAGTAAGAGCTTATGGAAGCTACTCTGCTAAGGCTGAGTACGATAGACGTAATGCTAGTGGCTGTTCAGGACATACACATCGCATGGGGTCATATTGCAAGACAACAAAGAATGGAACGTTTGGTTGGTGGGAAGATGGTTGCGCTTGTGACCTTAACCCAGAATATATCAAGGGAACTCCTGACTGGCAGAACGGATTCAATGTAATATACTTTGATGATAATGCATTTGACGTACATCAGATATATGTCAACAAAGGTAAGTTTAGATTTAACGGTAAGAAATATTAACCTCCCCCTATCCTTAAAACTTCCAAACCATATTCTATCCCCCTAGTGTAAGCCTCTATCTTTAGGTTGGAAGTAACCCTAGAGTTTTCTTTAAAGGAAAGTATGTTATTTAAAATATCACAGACTATAAAGCTTTTAACACTGATAGTGTCGCAAACAATCCAAACCATTGTAATGATATGGTGGGACGGGTATAGAGTTGAGAATACTTATTCAGAAGTGAAGAAGGTTAGACCTAATAAAAAACAAAAAGCTATAGGTTATTTAGAAAGGTTATATAAAAGATAATGGCATTAACTGAACAGCAAATGAAATTTATAGATATATTCCTAGAGACTTCTTCTCCAGAAGCTTCTGCTATAATGGCAGGGTATAATAAAAAGGATGCTAGAACAATAGCATACGACCTATTAGCTAATGAGGAGATGCAAGAGTATATCTTTACTAGAGAAGCCCAGTTTAAAAAGGTAAGTGAAGTACAGAAGATGGATAAGGATAGACTCCTACGCGCTATGTACTATCAATACGGTAAGGCTAACAACTTAAACAAGACTACAGAGGCTACAGCAATCCTAGAGAAGATAGCTAAGTTCTGTGGTATTGAACCTGACAAGATTAAACTAGATGCCCCAGTAATAAATATAAACAACTTAGATGAGGGAAGTATTTAATGAGTTGTACCTACGACCTACTTCCTGCACAACGTAAGTTTATAGAAGTACCACATGATAAGAAGATGGACGTAGCTTTATATCAAGGTGGCTTTGGCTCTGGAAAGACTTTCTCTGGTAGCCTATTAGGTACATTGCTTTGCTTAAAGTATCCTAAGATTAGAGGACTGGTTGGAGCGCAGACTATATCCCTAGTGCGATGTACCAGCACATAGGGTCTTTGTTAAAGTCACAAGTTAAATGGATAGGAAATGATGGATTAATCTTAATAGTGTCTTGAACTTGTTTATTAAATTCAAATCCCTTGGTTACTAA